GTTATTACCTTCTGCATCTTTTCTATTTTGTTTATATTGTTCTTCAGCATCTTTTAACTGTATTTTTGAAAAGTTCTTTGCAAATTGTTCTTCATAAGTACCATAGTCAAATGTACTAGAACTTTCTCTTCCATGCCAGTCGCCAGGCATTGCAGCGACCATAGTCTCTGTACCAGTTTGATAACCATAAGTTTGAGTCTCCTCATCAAACCTCATTCTCATTGCCTTAACAAACTCATCAACACTACCAAGAAGTTTACTTCTATCAGTATATTCTTTAATCTGTGCTTCCGTAAGTCCCTCAAAGGTGCCCTTTTGATTGGTCAATGATATTGAGTCACTTTTATACTTATCATTTTCGTTTAATTCTCTGATGGTTCTATCTAAAGCACCAACATTCATATCTGTAATTATATCTTCAGCCGTACCAAGTATAGTAGACTTGTGTGCATCAATTAGGTTGGTGACACCATCTTGTAAAGATTTATCAAGCTTAGAAACCATTAGGTTCCAAGTTTCATCATTTAAATCTACTTCAAATCCTTCGTTTTCAAATATTGATTTCAACCCCTCAGTAGTTTTAAATGCATCACCACTCTTATTCAATTCCTCTATTTCACCACCATAATATTTTTCTATGTAATCGGTCTCTCTTTTAGAAATTCGTTTTTTGATTTCTTTATCACCTTCTTTGCCAGTAAAGAACATCTTAAGTCTATCTACAGCGTTAGCCATCGTGATACCAAGTCGGTCTAGTTTTTTTCCTAGGAATTTCTTCATCAATATTATTCCTACTACTATTGCACCAATAGCACCTAAAACCATTAGTGACCTAGTCTTTAACATCTTCCAAACGAATGTGACTGTCTTACCTAATAACCTTAAAGCTTTAACTGGAACTATCTTTCTAATTCCCTTTAACATCTGTTGTAGTCTTGCAGTACTTTGTCTTTTCGATACTGCCTGGTTTTTCATTAAGAAACCCTGACCATCTTGTTTTCTTTGACCCTTAACTCTCTTGTCTAACTTACCACTCTTTGTAAAGACTCTACCAGTAGTATCATAACCAAGGTCTTTATTCATAAATGATTTTAATTTAGACCCCTGAATAGATGCCTTTCTTCCGATAGTCTGACCGAGTTTAGAGTTCTTGAGTAAATTACCTGTCTTACCTAAAAACCCAAATGCACTTTGAGCTCCAAGACCTATTCCCTGTATACTTCCTTTTAGTAAACCGAAAGCTGCTGTAACCTTTTTAGTTGCATCTTTTATCTGAGAACCACCAATAGAACCAAAAAGTTCATCAAAGTCTGATTTCATTTGACCTGAAATCGTCTTTGTTGTTCTGACTATCTTCTCACCTTCTTTCTCGTACTCTGTACCAAACTGTTCTTGGAATGCATTCCCAAGAGACTTTTTGAAAGGCTCAAACTTTTTGAGCAGCTGCTTGAGAATTCGATTGCTTTCACGAGCAGTATCAAATTGTGCTTCACCATATCTTTGTTGAGATTTGATTACATCATTAAAGGTTGCTTCTGCCATCTGTTAAGTCCTAGTTAGGGTTAGTATCCCCATGTTCTTTAGCTGCACTTGAAGTGTATAGTCCAAACCATGCCGCACCAGCACCGACCAATACAGATATTAAACCTGACTGTTCTAGTGTTGGGTCTGCTAAGTCCATAAACCAAAATGTTGCGTAGTAAAGAAGATACATGTATATACCTAAGAATGCTCTTGGTATAATTCTCCATGCATCAATTGTTTTTGCAGCGAAAATCCATTTCTGCCATGGATTCTTTCTGTCTTCGTTTGTCAATTCAAAAATTTCTTGTTTAAGTTCGCCAATCTCTGATACCATTGCCATGAACTTTTTCAAGTCTATTTCAACCTCGTTACGACTCATGTCCCCCGAGAATTTATCTATATCGCTCATTAGTGTGTCCTCTAATTTAGTTAGTTATTTATCTTGACGTAATTTTTCCTCTTCTAAATGATTGATGAGAAGTTTAGTGTATATCTCTCTTTCCCAAGGTATCATGTTTTCTAATTCCGTCAATGAGTATTTATGATGTTGCATCAACTGAAAGTTAGTTTGATAGTAATTAATTATACTTTCATGAGAAAGAGCCACTAAAAAAAAGCTTGGATTCCCTCTAATATCATTGTCTGTTTTTCATCTGTTCCACAAACAGGACAAGTATATTCACACTCTGCTCTTAGAACAGGCATGTCTTCAAAGAATTCAGTTATCTTTTCTAACTGCTCAAGGGTAAGACTATCTACAAATTCCCTGATTTCTCTATCAGGTGTTTCAGACATCTCAAAGACTGACTCAGAATTGAACACTTGTAACATACACTTAGTCATCATTTCTAGTGTGTCAATTGCATCGACACTAGATAAAGATAACTCTGTTGCATCTTTAACAGTGGGATGTTTTAATACAATACCCATATCTTCTGTCAACATAACTCTATTATCTACACTTTGTGCAGTGTCTATCATTACTTTTTCAAGATTAAGTACATGTTCTATGGGAGCATGTTCAGAATTCTTTTGACATGGGAATGAAAGTTTAACAGTTTCACCAACTGACTTTCCTCTAACCTTTAAGAAAAGGTATTCAATATCATAAGTTGGTAGACTCATGTAGTCCAATTCAGTAGATACCACGTCCTTTAAAAGATTAATTATCCCATCTAATGATGCAGCTTCTTCGTCATCATCCTTAATCATAAGAAGATTTCGTTGTTCTTTAACTAGGAATGGTCTGTATTCAATCTCAAGTCCATTACTTGGTAGGTTAGTTTTATACTTGGGAGCCGATTGTATCGGTAATGCCATAATATTTCTCCATATTTTAATCGAAGATACTTGAAATCCTATTCAACCTATCATCGTATTTTTTCAATTTATCGTCTAAACTTTTAAGTTTGTTTCCAAACCTTCCAGCGACTTTTCCAGTTTCAAGGAGACCATCTAATATTCTCCTACCTTTATTTAGTAAGGATAATTTAGGTGCATCTACATACTCAGTTGAAAATGTTTCAAATGACCAATTAACTTCAAACTTCATTATCTCGTCTCTTGAAGCAGTACCATGTTGCATCTGACCAAATGATATTGGGAATGCATTATGGAGTGTAGTTTTCATTGCATCCTTACCATCCTTTCTCATAGATATTATTTCTACTGTACCAACATACTCATCTTGATATGCAAAGGTAGGTCTAAGACTACTACCTGTATCCTCGTGATAATTACCAAAGGGTGCAGTAAAGATATAGGACTGCCATGCATCTATTATAAATCTATCTGCAAAGTGTACATCACATAAAAATGTCATAGGAATTCTTTGACCATCCATTGTTATGTTATTAGGAATGTTCCTAACAGGCCCGTACGCAGACCATTGAGATGACTCTAATTCTCTAGAAGGCATAGTTGCACTCTCACATCTCCATCCTTCGATACTTAAACCTAGGTTAGGACAAAAGATATTAACCATGAATAAGTTTGACCTAGCACCAACATCAAAGTTGTACTTCAATTTATCTATCTGAAGATTTTCATCTCCCGATTTAAGACCAATTAATCTATCTAATATGCTCATATGATTTTTTCTCTAGTTTCCCTGTAAACTGTGTTAGTATTTATACTTCCTTTCTCACTTGTAAACTTAGAAAGTGGTAATAAAGGAACAAAGTCCCATTGACTTGGTTCCACTTTAACTATCTTAGAGTCCAAGTGTTCAAATAGATATTGTTTAATACATGGTTTTGCAACTCTTAGATTGGATGCTGTTGCAAGTGATTGGTATCTCAATCCTAACCTAACAGAATCATCTGCAACACTCTCATCATCATAGTCATTAGAGTATGCATATAAGTTCTCTAGTAGTCCTACTCTAAGTCTAGGGTGTAGATAGTGTAAGTTAAGTCCTAGGAACCCAGTCTTGTATCTCTCTAACATAAAGATTAGAGGGAACCTGTCGTAATAGGGAAGGGTATCTTTGTGTTTTGCATCATACATAAACATGTACATCTCTCCTACTATCATTTCTGTAGGTATGATATCTTGACCTGCTTGGTTTAAAACCTTATCGGGTTTTGCATATGACTTGATTGTCTTGAGGTTTGATTTAAACCAGTCTAAGGACTCCTTTTGTCTTTCTTGGAGTTCTACGGGTTTAAGTAATTCTATTTCTTTGAAGGTGAGTCGAGACATACTACTATTTATAGTATTGGGTCTGACTTCTTCCTATTATATTTTGTTTTGTCCGAATGGACTTTTGATGCACCATGACTTGGTGTTTCTTTTCTTACCTTAACTACAGGTTTCTTTTTGCCGAATGCAAGTTCCCATCCATCAGCATAGGCTTCTTCGTTTGAGTTCCTTCTCTTAGAACCCTTTCCACCATGCCAATTACTCATTATCTTATCTTTCTATAGTTTGCGTTATTACGTCTTTTAAGGTCTAACTTTTTCTTTCTCTTTAAATCTTGGTTCTTCTGATTCTTAGTATCGTTAGGTTTCTCGTGATACTTTCTATCTCTAACCTCTTGTACGATACCTGCGTTATCACATTCTTTTTTAAATCTACGAAGAAGTTTGTCGAATGGTTCTTCCATTCTATTCTTCGGATTCAATCTTGGTTTAACACTTGGCATATTTATTTTCCTAAAAAATGTGAAGTCACCCCACGCTTTACAGCAACCCGTTCTTCACCGACCAATCCGCTATCTGCTATTGACCTTTCCCTTACTGAATACCCCCAATCTTTTTCCACGGCCTCAGTTCGTAGTCGTCTTATTTTCAAGGACACATTTTGAATAAACACGACTACCCCATTGTAAGAAGATTAGCTGTCTTGAGCTAACTTCTTAAAGTAATCCATCGCATCGTCTTCCTCTACTTGTGGTGAGGTTGCTTCTGCTGATGAGATTACAGGTTCTTCTGCAACAGTTTCAGTGTTCACATTAGACCATGGCACTTCTTCCATATCTTCTGCAACTGACTCTGCTGTAGAGTTACTTACTGAACCTTGTAAACCTAATACTCTATCGAGTTTCTCTTTGAGTTCCTCGTAAGATTTAAATTCACTTGGTGCAATAATACCACTTAGACTATGGACACTCTTATATATGTCGTTTAGTCTATTTTCATCAGTAAATAATGGTGCAGCTGAATCAAATTCAGATTTATCATAATTCCAGTAACCATCAACCTTACGGATTTTGATTTTGAAATTAGCACCTTCATCTCTTAAGTCAAAAGGATTGATTGCTTTCTCATCTTCAAACGCTGGTGAGATTGCTTCCTTAAGTGCTTCAAAGATTTTTTTACCAAATCTATATTTGAATACTTTACCTTCGTTGTCGGGATTTTTAGGGTCTGAAACAACATAGACATTAGACACATAATGTAAACGTCTTTTCTGTTTACGTGCAATCTCTTTGTTTGCTTCAATACCTGTATTCCACAACTGGGTATTATATTCACTGACAGGGTCTTGTTTATTAAGAGTCGTTAAAGACTTCTCAATATACCAACCACCTGGCCCTTGGAATCCATGGTCGAAGTATGATACCCAAGGCATCTCTTCTCCATCGGGAGTCGGCAAGAAACGAACTACTGCATAACCATTACCACTCTTATCGAGTTCGGGTTTCCACATAGTATCGTCATTGTAGGATTTTTTTGCACCATCAGATGGTGAAGCTGTTTCCATTGCAGCTCTTAGTTTATCTAAACTACTTGACATTGTATTCTCCTATTTTAT